TTGAATCAAATAAAAACAACAACGAATGGAATGCTGGAGCAATGTCTCAACAATTTGGTAATTTTATCAATCAGAAGATTATTCTATCACGTAAAGAAAATCAACCATACACTAACACATTCGTTGCTGTAAATAAGGTTTGGGTTGCTAAACCAAATTCACCAATGGAAATGCCTAAATTGAAAAATAAGGGTGGTGATACTATGTTCTTTGATTCTTCATTTGTAATTACATTTGGTAATGTAACCAATAGTGGTACAAGTAAGATTAAAGCAACTAAAGATGGTAAAGACGTTGAATTTGCTAAACGCACTAAAATATCAGCTGATAAAAACCACGTTACTGGAGTACAAACAAAAGGAACTGTAGTAATGACAGTTCACGGCTTTATTGAAGACGATAAAAAAGCAATTGATGAATATAAGAAAGCACACTCAAAAGAGTGGTTGCAAATCTTAGGATCAACTGACTTTGATGTTGTTGAAGAAAGCGAAATGGAAGAAAACATAAAAGATATAATCGACACTGATGCAGAAGAGTAAATATGAACAATTACTCTCTAACATACAGCCAGATATACGCAAAGAACTTAATTCAATATTGATCGTAGACGGCCTTAATACATTTTTAAGGTCGTTTACAATGATCAATCATATAAATCCTGACGGACATCATATTGGTGGTTTGACAGGATTTTTAAAATCGATAGGATACGCTATTCGCATGGCTGACCCTACTAAAGTGATTATCGTATTTGATGGTGTTGGAGGTTCAAACGCAAGACGAAATCTATTTCCTGACTATAAGGCAAATAGAAATACAAACCGAATGACTAATTACTCTATATTCCAGTCAAAAGATGAGGAACAAGAGAGTATTAACAATCAAATGGAGCGTTTGATTCAATATTTACAATGTTTACCTATTACAATTGTTAGTATAGATGGACTAGAGGCAGATGATATTATTGGTTATTTAGCTACTAAATTTGAAAAACATAGTGAAACCTCTAAGGTAACTATTATGTCTGCTGATAAGGACTTCCTTCAATTAGTATCTCCTAAAGTATCACTTTACTCCCCTACTAAAAAGAAATTATATACTCCAAAAGATGTACTTGAGGAATTTGGGGTAAGCAGCATTAATTTTATAAATTATAAGATATTATTAGGTGATGCATCTGATAACGTTCCTGGGGTTACTGGTTTAGGACCTAAAAAGCTAATTAAACTATTCCCAGAATTAACAGGTAATAAAGTTACTTTAGATAGTATAATTGAAAAATCAGCAGGATTAATTAATGAAAATAAATTATATTTATCTGTTATAGAAAGAAGTCGTCAACTGTATATTAATCAACAGTTAATGTCTTTAGATGGAGACTTCCTATCACCTGAAAATAAGCAACTGGTAAAAGATGCATTTAACAATTCATATAGTTTAAATTTACCAATCTTTATTCAGTTATATCATAATGATAAATTAGGAGAAAGTATTCCTAATGTATCCTCTTGGTTAACACAATTATTTGGTTATCTAAACTCTTTTAAATAAATTTAGGTTATGACGACTTTACAAAAACTTTCCACATACGGACCTGTATTCCAAGTTAAGGTATTAGGTGCCTTACTAACACAACGACAGTTCCTAATTAATATTATTGATTCACTTGATTCAGAGTATTTTGAATCGTCTGCTCATAAATGGGTTGTAGAGTACGTTCAAAAATACTTTGGAGAATATCACACTACACCTACAGTAGAGACAATGTCTATTGAGGTTAAGAAAATTGAAAATGAAGTATTAAGAATATCAATTGCTGAGGCGCTTAAAGAGGCATATAAAATGTCAGATCAATCTGATTTAGAATGGGTTGAATCTGAATTTAGTAATTTCTGCCGCAATCAACAAGTTAAAAAAGCAATCTTAAATTCAGTTCAGTTACTTGAAATGAATGATTTTGATAGCATTTTACAATTAATTGGTAAAGCAGTACGAGCAGGCGAGGATAAAACAGTAGGATTAGATTACAATTTAGATATTGAAGCTAGATATCGCGAGGATGATCGTAGCTGTATTCCGTTTCCTTGGCCTACATTTAATGAATTAACACAAGGTGGATATGGTAAGGGCGATTTAGTACTAGTATTTGGTAACCCAGGTGGCGGTAAATCATGGGCCGTAACGGCAATGGGTGCTTATGCAGCAGCATTAGGGTACAATGTGGTACACTACTCATTAGAGCTAGGCGAAGGGTACATTGGTAAACGCTACGATGCTATATTCTCTGGTATTGAGGTAGATAAATTACATTTACACCGTAAAGAGGTGGATGCAATAGTGGGTAAAGTAAAGGGTAAAGTAATCATTAAAGAATACCCACCTAAAAGAGCATCATTTGATACTATAGAGGCACATTTGCAGCAGTTAGAGCATCAAAATGATTTTAAACCCGATTTAATTATCATCGATTACCTAGATTATATGCGCACTAAGGGTAGAAAAGAACGTAAAGATGAAATTGATGATGTTTACGTAGCTGCTAAAGCATTTGGTAAAGAAAAGGGTATACCTATTGTATCTCCATCACAAGCAAATAGAACAGCGGCTAAATCCGACATTATTGAAGGTGATAATGCAGCTGGATCATATGATAAAATAATGATTGGGGATATAATTATATCCTTAGCCCGTAAACGTAAAGATAAAATTGAAGGTACAGGGCGCTTCCATATTATGAAAAACAGATATGGAGCTGATGGTATGACCTTTAAAGCAAAGATAAATACATCAAACGGATTTATTGAAGTAGATAGTGATCCACTTGATGATGACGATATAGAAACTAGTATTACTAATAAGAAACCAGTAAATGACTTTTCAAATGTTGATGTAGAAGAAAGGCAACTTCTTCAACAGAAATTTTTCAAACTCGAATCTTAGACGAAGTATATACTATATTTATAACTACACAATCAGTAATTTATGATAACGGTTAAACGATTCACGGCTGCATGGTGCGGTCCGTGCCGACAGCTTGCTCCTCTTTTTACAACACTGGAAAGTGAATTTCCAAATGTTGAATTTCAAACTATAGATGTAGACACATCTCGTGAGGAGGTACAGGAAAATTTCATTACTAGTGTGCCAACAGTTATATTCTTTAAAGATGGTGTTGCCAAACAACGTTTTTCAGGGGTACAACCAAAGTCTATGTATACTGATACTATTATTTCACTTAATTAAAAAACAAAACAAAAATGAACGTAGAACAGAGTATTCTGTCTGATATCACCGTTTACATGAAGTATGCGAAATTCAGACCAGAGTTAAACAGAAGAGAAACATGGGAGGAATTAGTAGATCGAAACAAAGAAATGCATTTAAAAAAATTCCCAAATTTAAAAGATGAAATTGAAGAAGCTTATAAATTCGTTTACGATAAGAAAGTATTACCATCAATGCGCTCTATGCAATTTGCAGGTAAGCCCGTTGACATCAATAATGCTCGTATATTTAATTGCTCTTATCTGCCTATTAATGACATCGCTGCCTTCAGCGAAATAATGTTCCTCCTCCTCTCTGGTTGTGGTGTTGGTTACTCTGTTCAAACACATCATATTGAGGAATTACCTGAGGTAAGAAAACCACTTAAATCAAAGCGTTACTTAGTAGGTGACAGCATTGAAGGATGGGCTGACGCCGTTAAGGTATTAATGAAATCTTATCTACGTGGTGGTCCATTACCATTATTTGATTTTAGAGATATTCGCCCTAAAGGTGCTCAATTAATCACTGTAGGTGGTAAAGCACCTGGTCCTGAACCACTTAAAATTGCCTTAGTACATGTTCAATCTATTCTAGATGGTAAAAAAGATGGTGAAAAATTAACATCATTAGAATGTCATGATATTATTTGTCATTTAGCTGATGCTGTATTATCAGGTGGTATTCGTCGTGCTGCCCTCATTGCATTATTCAATCTGAATGATGATGATATGTTAACGTGTAAGTTTGGAAATTGGTGGGAAAATAATCCACAACGTGGAAGAGCTAATAACACAGCTGTACTTATCAAATCTAAAATTGATAAAGATACTTTCCTTGATTTATGGAAGAAAATTGAATTAAGCAACTCCGGTGAGCCAGGATTTATCTTCTCAAATGATAAAGACGCTGGTACTAACCCATGTGCTGAAATTAACTTGAAACCAAATCAATTCTGTAATCTATGTGAGGTAAATGCCTCAACTATTGAATCACAAGAGGATTTAAATGCTAGAGTTAAAGCAGCATCATTCATCGGTACATTACAAGCATCATACACTGATTTCCATTATCTAAGAGATGTATGGAAGAAAACAACTGAAAAAGAAGCATTATTAGGTATTGGAATGACTGGTATTGCCTCAGGTGAGGTATTAAAATATAGCTTAAAAGAGGCAGCTAAAATTGCTGTTGAGGAAAATGCTCGTGTAGCCGAAATCCTTGATATTAATAAAGCAGCTCGTGTTACATGTGTTAAACCATCAGGTACTACCTCATTAGTATTAGGTACATCAAGTGGTATTCATGCTTGGCATGATGACTTCTATTTAAGACGTATTCGCATTGGTAAGAATGAGGCATTATATACTCACTTATCAATTCATCATCCTGAATTGTTAGAGGATGATTTCTTTAAACCAAACATCCAAGCCATTGTAACCATTCCTCAGCGTGCTCCAGAGGGATCAATTGTACGCCCTAAAGAAACAGCAATTGAATTACTTGAGCGTATTAAAAAATTCAATAAAGAATGGATTAAACCAGGGCATAGAAAAGGAAATAACATGCATAATGTATCAGCTACAGTAAACATTAAACAAGATGAATGGCCAACTGTAGGTGAGTGGTTATGGGAAAATAAAGAGTACTTTACCGCATTATCATTCCTACCTGAGGATTTAGGAACATATACTCAAGCTCCATTTGAAACTATTACAGAAGAGCAATTTAATGAGAGGATAGGCCATCTACATTCATTAGATTTATCTAAAGTAATTGAGTTTAGCGATGAAACAAACTTACAAGACCAAGCAGCGTGTGCAGGAGGTGCCTGTGAAGTTGCCTAAACAATATGTAGAAGGTATTCATTACTATATAGAGGAAGAGCGCGTGATATTCACTGCGCTCTTCCACATTCAAAGAGGACAATGTTGCGGAAATGGATGTAGACATTGCCCTTATGAGCCAAAACATACTAAAGGAAAGGTGGTAATGTCAGAAGAATTTAGTAAATTTAATAATACAAAAGAAAATGGATCCAAATAAATTACACGAGCGAATACTTGAAATACAGAAAAACATTGAAAATGTTCCTGAAACAGAACAAGCAGCAATGTTATCTGAATTACTTGATATTACCTCTAAAATTGAACAATCTCTTACTGAAATACAAATTGAAGATATTGATCTTGATGATTTAAATATAAATGAAGATGAAGAGTAAAATTCATGACATATTAATGATTGTAGGCTTATTAATATTAGCCTGTATATTATTTGGTTTACCACTCCAAATATTATGGAACCTATTAATGCCAGAATTATTTAGCTTACCTTACATTACGTTTTGGCAAGCATGTGGGTTACAATTAATGGCAGCACTATTATTCAAATCTAATATTAATATAGATAAAAAATAAATTAATATGTTTCAATCAACTAAGTTATTTGATGGATATAGTTGCGTATTCCGTCAATGGAAAGCAGAAGGGACACATTGTCGCTTTCTTCATGGTTATGGAGTATCATTTAGAGTATGGTTTGAGGGTGAATTAGACGAACGTAATTGGGTTTGGGATTTCGGAGGAATGAAACGTGCTAAAGGCACTATTGATGGTAAAAATCCTAAAGCCTGGATGGATTATATGTTTGATCATACAACACTTATTGCAGAAGATGATCCAGGAATAGGTGGATTTAAAACAATGGATCAATTAGGTATTATTCAACTTAGAATACTTCCAGCTGTTGGGGCAGAGCAGTTTGCAAAATATGTCTTTGAGAAATTGAACGTATTTGTTCAAGAGGAAACTAGCGGTAGAGTTAAAGTTGCGAGAGTAGAATTTATGGAACACTCTAAAAACACCGCTATATATGAACAAGAAAACTAAAAAAACTCAACGCAAAAAAATTATTGAACAAAATCCACCACTATATCTTAGTGAGGGACATTGGGAAGAGGCTATGTTAGAGCATAACAGCTACTGGGATGTGGATGTAATTGCTAAAGCAAATGCTCCTGTCTATAAGAAAATAGATAAGTGGGCTAAAAAGTATGCCGAAGCATCTTCTTGGTTAGGAAAATGGTATTGTCAAATTCAAATCGATAAATTAAGAAATAAATTAGTAAAATATAAATAATATGGACCCTTTATATCATTATATATTCTGGTATAACCCAGTTGAAAAAACATGGTACTCTGTAACTAGAGACACTCAATTAGCCTTTTTTAATGGTAATAGAAAAGAATCAAATTATTTAAAATCTAGTGATATTAATACTCTTATCGAATTAATTTGTAAACCAAATAAACTAAAAGAAGCAAATGAAAGTAAGTCATGAGTTGCCCATTAGCCTCCTCCACCACAGTTATCAGTGGAATGATTATGACTATTGTCTCCCTCATTTAATAGATAAATACGAACAATATCGTTTGTTTTTTCAAAAAGCTAGACTAGATCAAAGATTTATTATTATGGATAATGGATTATTTGAAGGTGTAAAACACACCGAACAGGATCTATTCGATAAGATGTGGATTGTAAAACCCAATGTATTCATTGTACCTGATGAATGGAATGATTCAATTACTACCCTAAGAAATGCTAAGCATTGGATGATTAACCGTAAAGGATTCCTACCAGAGGATACTAATCTAATGGCAGTATGTCAAGGTAAAACAATAGGTG